ATTATCACCTTCAACCCGGAAGATGTGCACTTGCGTGGACGGATTTACGACTTAGGGAAAGTTGTGAAGCGTAAAGAAATCGAAATGAAACAGCGCATTGCTGAGATTGAGACATTTGACGGCGAAGACGAATTAGGTTTGCCATTGAAGGATGTTGCTGCCAAAGACCTGATGATCGAGCTCGCAGATTTCTTTACTACTGAGATCGACACGGCGTTTGGTGAAGGGACCAGCAAGAAGCTATTCGTTGATGGTTTTGACTTCGATGCCATGGGAACGTTCTTAGAGTTTGCAACCAGCAAGTTTGAAGCAGTGGGTGCCAAAAAGATTGATGACCGGCTCAGTAAAAGTGTTGCTAAGAAAAAGGTAATGAAGTAGGTTCATGAACATTCTTCTTGACGATCTCCCCGAGGCAATCGAAGTCAACGGCGTTGAATACGCGGTTAATTTTGACTTTCGTACCGGGCTTGGTTGCATTCTTGATATGGAAAGCAGCGAGCTCACGGATGAAGAGAAATGCATCCTTTTACTGAGACGCATTTACGGAGAGACAATCCCAGACGATGTAGAAACGGCGATAAAACTCGCGGTGAAGTTTCTGGATGGCGGGAAAGAGCCACCGGAAGAAGAAAATCCGTTTGCAGACAATACAAGGTTGTATTCGTTTGAAAAAGACTCAGCATTGATTTATGCCGCGTTTCGTCAAACGCACGGGATTGATCTGCAAAAGGTCGACCTTCACTGGTGGCAATTTTTGGCACTATTCCAGGATCTGGGCGCGGATACGGGCTTTTGTAACCTTGTAAACCTACGCCGACGCGTGAACAGTGGGGAAGCAAGCAAAGAGGAGCGGCAATATGCTCTTAAGCTCGGGGATGCCTTTATTGTTACGGACCCTGAAGACGCGCTCACTGAAGCAGACAGTGAGAACGTTGATCTATTCGACTTACTGAGTAAGGAAGGTGGAATGTGACAACTTACGCTGGTGAAGTCAGAATCAAGACGAGACTGGATGCAGCTGGTATCAATACGGGGTTGACTAAAGTCAGTGGCATGTTGGGCAAACTGGCTCTTGCAGTTGGTGTTGGGTTCAGCATTCATGCGATCGTCAATTTCTCAAAAGCCTCGGTGGAAGCGGCGGCAAAATCTGAATCCGCATGGACCGGGCTTGGTTTTGTTTTGAATGCGAACAATCGTTCTCTTACTGAGGCAAAAGGCTTCCTGGAAGATTACGTTTCTGATGGGTTGGTCCCACTGACAGACGCGATCAAGGCGTATCAGAATATGGTCATGACCGGCTTCAGTGCTGATCAGATTGAAGACATGATGAAGGTGCTGAAGGATTCAGCTGCATTTGGGCGTCAAGGTCAATACACAATGGGTGAGGCGATCGAAAAAACTACCCAGGGTTTCAGGATGGAAAACTCAGTATTATCTGACAGCGCCGGGATCCAGAAGAATCTGGCAAAAATGTACGATGACTATGCCAGGTCCATTGGTACGACTGCAAACAATCTCACACGCGCCCAAAAGAATCAGGCAATTTATAACGGAGTCATGGCGGAGGGTGGTATTTTTGCAGGTGCTGCGGCTAAGTATGCAAATACATACGCAGGTAGGATCTCACAACTTTCGACAGCATTTTACAACTTGCGGGTTGCCGTTGGCAATGCAGTCATCCCGATATTGAATCAGATTATCCCGATCCTAACCAACGTGATCAACTGGTTTACGAGGTTGTTCAACATTGTCGGGCAAGTAATGAACCTGCTCTATGGAACCAATGTCAGCATGGCTGATACTGCGAGCGGTGCTCAAGATGCAGCTGATGCGACTGGTGAGATGGCTGACAATCTTGAGGACGCAAATAAAGCTGCAAAAGGTTCTCTTGCTGCATTCGATAAGTTAAATGTGCTCAATCCCCCTGAAGAAGGCGGCGGTGGTCCTGGTGAAGGTGGCGGTGGGGGCGGCAGCTTAATTCCACCGATTGAACCTCCAAACACTGACACACCCTGGCTGGATAAAATTCGTAATCACCTGGTATTGATTCAAGGCTTAGTCGAAGCAATTGGCATTGGATTGCTCGCATGGGGAATCAGCAGACTTTTTGGGCTGGATCTGACTAAAACAATCGGTGTGATGATGATTGCTGCGGGTGTTGTTATGTTTGTGCGCGGCGCATTTGACGCACTGGAAAACGGTGTTGACTGGGACAATCTCATACTTATGGTGGGCGGATTGACGCTCATATTTGTTGGCTTTATGGCTGTTGCCAGTTGGACGGTGTCTGCAATCGTATTGTTGATAGGTGGAATTGCAATGCTGGTTATTGGCATTATGGACTGGGTAAAACAAGGGGAACTATCTACTCAGACATTCTGGTTACTCGAAGCTGCGATTGTGGCGATTGGAGTGGCATTGGCCATGTTGCTCGGATGGCCGGCCTTAGTTGTTGCAGCAGTTATAGCGATCGCACTGGCAATTTATAAATACTGGGATGAGATCAAAGCTTTTTTGGTCGGACTATGGGAGTCAATCAAGGAAATATTTGGTGTAGTCGCTGGCTGGTTTGATGAGAACGTTATCCAACCGGTAGTAGCGTTCTTCAAAGGATTATGGGAGTCGGTGAAAGGCTTCTTTGTTGGGCTCTGGGATGACATTGTGGCTATTTGGGACAAAGTCGCCACTTGGTTTGATGAGCATGTGATTCAGCCGATTGTTGATTTCTTCAGCCCGATTCTGAACACCATCTACATCATTTTTTATGATCTCTGGCTCTTGATTAAGTATGTCTGGGACAAAGTTGCCACTTGGTTCAAGGAGAATGTTATTGACCCGATAGTCACGTTCTTCCAAAAACTTTGGGAAGATGTCAGCGGGTTCTTTTCTGACCTTTGGGAAGACATCAAAGAGATTTGGAATATTGTCTCGGATTGGTTCAAAGAACACGTCACTGATCCTGTTGTTGAATGGTTCAAAGGAGTCTGGACCGATGTTAGCGGGTTCTTTGGCAATTTATGGACAGATATCAAGACAGTGTGGGAAACAGTCTCAGGCTGGTTTCAGCAAAACGTTATCGATCCTGTAGTAACCGCATGGGACACGGCAACAACGAAAATTGGTGAGTTCTTCACTAACATGTGGGATGGAGTGAAAGACGGGGCGAAGATAGCGATCAACTGGGTGATAGAAAAGATCAACGGATTCCTTAGCGGCATTGTGGGTGGAATCAATTCTTTATTCGAGAAATGGAACAGCATCCCGATCCCTGGCTGGCTCTCAATTCCACTAATAGCTGTTCCACAAATCCCCATGCTTGCTACAGGCGCAGTGATCCCAGCCAATGCACCGTTTGCGGCAATCTTAGGTGACCAACGTAACGGAACCAACATCGAAACACC